GCGAAGTTGCAGAAGATGCAGCATTCACAGAGCAAGACCAGAACTCAGCGTTCTTGTCAGTATCTGTTAAGAAGTACGCTGGACAACAGACATTCTCTGTTGAATTGCTAGATCGTACATCTCCAGCATTCTTTGATGAGCTAGTTCGCAACATGGCAGCTGCTTACGCAAAGACAACAAACGCAGCAGTAAACGCAGCACTTATCTCAGGTGCATCACTTGATGCAACAACAGTTGCAACATATCCAACAGCATCAGAATTGCTAGGAATTGTTGCTCGTGGTTCAGCTTCTGTTTACGCAGCAACAGCAGGACTTCCAAACCCATTTGCTCGCAACATGGTCGTATCAACAGGACAATGGTCAAACATCATGTCATTGAACGACAATGGTCGCCCAATCTACACAGCAACAAACCCAATGAACGCAGGCGGAGCAGTTGCTCCTACATCACTTCTTGGCAACGTTGCAGGACTCAACCTATACGTTGATCCAACAAACGCTGGCGATGGCGATGGAACAATCCTCATCGTAAACCCAGATGCTTACACATGGTATGAGTCACCAACATACCGCCTTCGTGCAGAATCAACAGCAGCAGGTCAAGTAACTATCGGTTACTACGGCTTCGGTGCAATCGCAACTAAGGTTGCTGCTGGTGCGTTCAAGAACAACAAGGCATAAGTAACACCCTAAGTCGCTGGGAGCGGGGCGCAGCCCTTGCTCCGCTCCCAGTCTTTAGAAAGGAATAGAATGTCACTTTGCACAGTTGCAGAACTTCGCTCAGCACTAGGTGTTGGCTCGCTATACGCTGATGCAACTTTGCAGGAAGTGTGCGATGCCTCAGATGCAGTCCTACTTCCTATGCTATGGACTAACACAGAGTTTGCTATTGGCCACTCAAATGTCGGCACAGTAGGCACAATGTATTTCGACAAGAATGTCGAACAAATTTATTATGTAGGTCAAAGCGTTGTCATCACAAACGCAGGTTCACACTTTAACGGCAATAAGACAATTACAGGTGTTTCAAACCGTACTTTCACAGTTACAACAAACCATGTATCAGATACGCCTTATCATCCTTTTAACCCTTATGCTTCTGTGGCTGCATCAACCTATGTCGATTGGGCAGAGGATAAGGCAGTTCAGCAAGCTGCACTTATGATCAGCGTGGACATCTGGCAGGCTCGTCAGGTTAGTTCAACAGGCGGCGTTTCTCCGGACTTTACTCCTAGCCCTTATCGCATGGGCAACACTCTATTGGCTCGCGTTCGTGGACTTATTGCTCACGCGCTTAGCCCTAATTCGATGGTCGGATAATGCCAGTTGCTCTCACTACTCTTAGAACCACGATTGCGACTGCTTTAGTCGATAACACCAAGTGGCAAACTTTCGCGTTTCCACCAGCCACAGTTCTTGCTAATTCAGTAATCGTTAGCCCTTCTGATCCATATTTAGAGCCTAATAACAATCAACATAACACGATTGCTCCAACTGCTAATTTTAAGATAATCATCACTGTGCCTTTGTTCGATAACGAAGGCAATCTCAATGGAATTGAAGATGCCCTTGTGGGTGTGTTCAACAAACTCGCAGCATCCTCATTGACCTATAATGTGGGAGCAGTTAGCCAGCCAAGCGTTCTGAACGCCCAATCTGGCGATCTGCTTACTTGCGAAATGTCACTATCCGTTCTAACTACCTGGAGCTAAAATGTCCGAATGGGAAAAAGAAAACGAAGCCTTCCTGAAGAAAATCGGGCAGGTTACTTCAGCACCAAAGCCAGCATCTACTAAGAAAGACGAGGAATAATCCTAATGGCTGTATTTCTAAACAATAAGGTCGGCGTTAAGATTAACTCTGTCGATCTATCAGACCATGTAACAGCAGTAACAATCAACCGTTCATTTGATGAACTCGAAGTAACAGCAATGGGCGATTCTTCACATAAGTTCGTAAAGGGCTTGGAAGCATCAACAGTTACAATCGACTTCCTCAACGACACAGCATCAGCGAATGTTCTTGCAACACTTCAAGCTGCATGGGGAACAACTGTTACTTGCGTATTCTTACAGACAAAGGGAACAGCAGTATCTGCTACAAACCCTCTTTACACAGTTTCATTGCTAGTCAATAACACAACAGACATCAACGGTGCTGTTGGCGATATTGGAACAATGTCAATCACATTTACTGCTAACTCAACAGTTGCAGTAGCCACAACAGGTACTTTCTAAACAACTAAACTAAGGGGCACAGCATGGCAAAGTTAAAAGTAACAAGGGCAGATGGACAAGTTGGGGAATACCCAATCACTCCATTGGTGCAGTACGGTTTTGAGATTTACGCTAAGAAGGGCTTTCACAAGGCGTTTATTGAAGATCAGAAGCAAAGCGATATCTTTTGGCTAGCTTGGGAATGTATCCGCCGTTCGGGTGAAACTGTAAAACCGTTTGGGGAACAGTTCATTGAAACTTTAACTTCGGTTGAAGTTCTTGATGACGAACCTTTAACGTAGGGCGAGACTCGATCACCTTCCTCATCGCAAAACTTAGCGTGAGGCTCGGGATCTCGCCAACACAATTATTAGAACTAGATGAAATAATGCTAAAGAACCTGATTAGGGTTCTACAAGAAGAAGCGAAGGAGGCTAGAGATGCCAGCAACCGTCAAAGGCGGCGTTGAACTTCGCAGGGCACTTCGTAACTATGCTCCGTCATTAGCAAAAGAAACACAGAAAGAAATTGCAGCAGTTCTTAAGCCTGTTGTAAAAGAAGCTAGAGGATTTGTCACACAATCGCCTTTATCTAATTGGGCTCGAGAAGGTGGCAAGTTCCCTGTATTTAACGCATCTATTGTCAAGCGTGGCATTGGCTACAAGACAACACCATCGAAGCCTAATCGCAGAGGTTTTACAGCATTAGCACAGATTCGTAACCGTTCAGCAGCTGGTGCTATCTATGAAACAGCAGGTCGCCGCGCTCCAGGCACAAAGCCTTCATCTCGTCCTAACTTTGCAGAAGCAATGGGCCCGCTAACTGGCTCAGGCAAGGAACGCGGTCGTTTGATTTACAAGGCTTGGGAAAACGACAAAGGCAACGCTACAAAGGCTGTTCTTAAAGCAATAGATAACGCTGGTAAGACTTTTAATGCCACAGTAGGGAAACGATAATGGCCAATGTAGTCATAGATATTGCAGCCGAATACACCGGCAATAGAGCGTTCAACAAGGCTGGCAATGATGCGGCTAAATTAGAAAAATCCATTGCTAAACTTGGTAAGCAACTTGGTGGATTATTTGCTGCATCTAAGTTATATGCATTTGGTAAGCAATCAGTCAAGGCTTTTGCAGCTGATGAAAAGGCTGCACGATCATTATCTTTAGCCCTAGCTAATACGGGCAATGCATTCGCTGCCATTGGCGTTGAGAAGTTTATTGCAGACCTACAACGCGCAACAGGCGTCCTTGATGATGAACTCCGCCCAGCGTTTAGAACTTTACTTACAGCCACAGGCGATGTTAAGAAGTCACAAGATGGCTTAGCTCTAGCCCTAGACATTGCAGCAGGTACTGGCAAAGATTTAGGTGCTGTATCTATGGCACTCGCAAAGGCTTACGGTGGGCAGACAACAGCCCTTAGCCGTTTAGGTGCAGGATTAGATAAAGCAACACTTAAGACAGGTGACATGAATGTCATTGTCGGAGAACTAACAGATAAATTTAAAGGTCAAGCATTGGCTGCCGCTGAAGGCTATTCAGGTGCTATTGCAAAAATAGCGGTTGCGTCTAATAACGCTAAAGAGATTATCGGCAAAGACCTTCTCGATGCTATGCAGATGATTGCAGGCAAAGATGGCATCGGTGGAGCAACAACTGCAATGGAAGGCTTCGCAACTCAAATCGGCAATGCCATTTATGGCATTGGCGTTCTGATTACTAAACTTAAGTCAATTCCAGGTGCAAGTCTTATCGGACAAGTTCTAGAAGCGGGAACTAAAGTTTCAGGACTTGGTGCATTATCAAGATTAGGTGCATCGAGCAAAGCAGCATCCGCCGGAACTCCCGCCCAATCTCCTGGACAACGCAAAGCCATCGACAAAGCCAACGCTGATGCAATCAAGCTCCAAAAGACAAAGAACACTTTATCCAAGATTGATAACGACAACACCAGCAGAAAGTTAGTCCTTACAGGTGATCAGTTAGCCCTTCTTGAGCTAGAAAAAAAGTTTGATGTTGAGCGCATTGGTTTGTATGCAGCTCTTAATGAATCAACTGACTCTGAAACAAAGATGCGTTTATTATCGCTCATTGCAATCCATGATCAGAATACGGCTATGGCTGGAATGATTAAAAAAGCCAATGAAGCAGAAAATGCTTTTGCACAACTTATAGAAGCAATTAGAGCAACAATTAGAGCAATGCTTGATAGGATTTCAGCAGAACTTAATCAGCTTCAGGTTTTAACACAAAATGTTCCAATAGAGCAACAAAGATCAGTTATTCGTGGAATGCTTGATAAATCAATGCCGGATATTTCAGCACTTCAGAATCGACTAAGCATGAGCAACGCGTCAATAAATACTTCAAGCGGTGGTTCTCCTACCTACATTATCAATGCGCAGGGCATAGGTGATCAACAAATTGCAGCAGTCGTTCAGGGAGCAATTCAAGACCTCAACAGATATGGAAACTCAACCACTTACGCTGGGGCTATTTAATGGCTGTTCCAACAATCAATGCAACCATTAACTTTTCTACTGGACCTAATTTTGCTCAGGCGTTTATTATTGGTTCAGGTATCTTTGGGGTTGATGTATTAGCAGACTCAAGTGCAATCATTGTCGATGTATCTTCTCAAGTAGACAAGATTGAAACATCGCGTGGGCGTAACGCTCAAGCAGACCAATTTCAAACAGGTCAATTAACTCTTCGCATAGTTGATCAAAATGGTGACTTTAACCCTCAAAATACTGCCAGCCCTTACTATGGGCTTCTAAATCCAATGCGTAAGGTGCAGATAACTGCAACTTATAACAGCACTACTTATCCAATTTTTTCTGGCTTTATTACTGGTTATTCGACAACTACTCCTAAAAACATAGGTGATGTTGTTTATACAACTATCACAGCAGTTGATGCTTTTAGACTTGCCCAAAATGCTCAAATCTCAACAGTTACAGGAGCTACTGCTGGACAGTTATCAGGAGCAAGAATAAACAAGATTCTTGATTCAATCTCATGGCCTAGTTCTATGCGCGATATTGATGCAGGACAGACAACTTTACAAGCTGATCCTGGAACGGCTAGAACAGCCTTAGAAGCCATGCAGAAAGTGGAAATCTCTGAATATGGCGCTTTATATGTCAATGCTTCTGGCTCATTTGTATTTCAAGATAGAGCATATACAACACAAAGCGTAAGTGGCACTCCAGTTGTCTTTAATGACGATGGCTCAGGCATCGAATACTTTAACGCTTTATGGCTTCTCAACGATGTTCTTATTTATAACTCAGCCCAGATTACCCGTCTAGGTGGAACAACCCAATCGACATCAAATCAAGCTTCCATTGACAAGTATTTTATTCACTCGTATAACCAGCAAGAACTTCTCATGGAAACTGATGCAGAAGCCATGAATTATGGAAAAGCTTATGTGGCATCAAGGGCTGAAACAACAACTCGATGCGATGCCATTACGCTTGACCTTTATACTAGAAATTATGATGCAGGAATTGTGGCAGCTTTAGGACTTGAGTTCTTCGATCCTGTCACAATTACAACAACTCAGCCAGGCTCTTCAGCCTTAACCAAGACTTTGCAGGTATTTGGGGTAGCCCACAGCATTACCCCTAACACCTGGAAAACCCAGTTCACCACGCTAGAGCCAATTATCGATGGATTCATTATTGGGTCATCATTATTTGGTATTCTAGGCACTAGCGTTCTATCTTACTAAGGAGTAATACATGGCAACAGGATTCCCAGCCGCTACGGGAGATGTCCTTAGCGCCGCAATGTTCAATGGTTTAGTCACCTTCACAGTTGGCTCAGATCAAACAGGCGATTACACAGCGGTATTGGCTGATTCATATCAAGCTCTTGTACCAATGAATAAAGCAACAGCAATCGCTTTCAAATTACCAACAAATGCTTCAGTAGCATTTCCTGTTGGCACAACAATTACTGTTCTTAATAAGGGTGCAGGAACTTGCACAATTAGCGCAGTTACTCCAGGAACAACAACTGTTCTTAGCGCTGGTGCAACAGCAGCTTCACCGACTTTAGGACAATACAAAACAGCCGCTTGCATTAAAACTGCAACCGATACTTGGTACGTGGTGGGCGCAGTTGCTTAATGTAATTGTTGGGCCACAAAGTGTTGCGCTACAGCAAATCGTTGTAGACATTCTGGCGGTCGCTGGCGGCGGCGGTGGCGGCGCTCGAGGCGGCGGTGGTGGAGCAGGTGGACTTGCTTATGCTGCAACAAATACATTTTATAAAGGAACTGCTTACACAGTCACAGTAGGTGGCGGCGGTGCAGGTGCAACCGTTACAACAAATAAAGGCACAAATGGAACTAATTCGCAATTCGGTTCTTTAACAGCAGCTGTAGGCGGCGGTGGTGGAGGTTCTGTCGATAGCAGAGCTGGTGCTGCTGGTGGTTCTGGCGGCGGTGCTTTTGCAGCAAGCGGTGGTGGTGCAGGAACTGCTGGACAAGGTAATAATGGTGGATCAAATACTTCTACTGGTGGTCAAGATTCAAGTTCTGGCGGTGGTGGAGCAGGTGCAGTTGGCGGCAATGGAACAACCACAACAGCAGGCGACGGTGGTATTGGATTAAATACTTATTCTTCATGGGCAACTGCAACATCATCTGGCGATTCAGGTTATTACGCAGGCGGCGGTGGCGGTATTGGTAACTCTGTTCAAGGCGCTGGAGGTACTGGTGGTGGAGCATCAGGTCGATACAACGCTATAGGTAACAGCGGTACAGCAAACACAGGCGGCGGTGCTGGTGGTGGTGGTACTGGTTACGCAGGCGGTACTGGCGGTTCAGGAATTGTCATTGTTCGTTATGCAGATTCATATTCAGCAGCAGCTTCAACAACAGGTTCACCATCAGTTTATGTAACAGGCGGCTACCGTTATTACAAGTTCACAGGAACAGGGAGCATTACTTTCTAATGGCACATTTTGCAGAAATTGATGACAACAACATTGTTCTTCGTGTTTTAGTTGTAGATAATTCTATGGAATCAGAAGGCGAAACATTTCTATCTGAAACACTTGGACTTGGTGGTCGATGGATTCAAACTTCTTACAATGCAAACTTTCGTGGATGCTTTGCTGGAGTTGGTTATTCTTATGATCCCGTTCAAGATATTTTTATTGCACCAATCGTAGAAGTTGATCCAAGTGAACTCTTTGAAAATCAATGAACCTTGCCCTTACGGGTTCGGTTATTCCCTCGATTCAAATGGCAAGTGGGTGTTAAATGAAACCACTACTGAGTAAGGCTGGACAACAGCTTCGTGAACAAATTGATGATGCCTACCCAGACCGCGATAGAAAGTCCGATGGTTGGATAGGCGATGCCGCACATTCCAATCGTAAGAGTGACCACAATCCCGATCCGTCTAACGGAATCGTCAGGGCTCTTGATGTGGATAAGAATCTCGACACACGAGCCAGCACAGGTAGTTATCTTGCCGACCAAATACGCATTTGTGCCAAGAAGGACAAGCGGATTGCATATGTCATCTACTCCGGCAGAATTGCCTCAGCTAAGTCACTTTGGCGTTGGCGTACTTACTCTGGGATTAATCGCCACGATCATCACATTCATATCAGCTTTACCAAAAAGGGCGATTCAGATTCTGCGTTCTTCCAGATACCACTACTAGGAGCATAACT